TATCATTATCCCACATCACGTAGAGATAGCGGTCATTCTTGCCGCCATTCCACGTCGCGAACGACACCATGTCGGCAATCGATGGCTTGAACAGCGTCATGAACGACGCGAAGTCCTGCGTCTGCGCGGTAACGGCATCCATTGCGGCGGCAGGAGTGGCGACATCGGCACCCTGACTGGTCACAGCACCCGCGGTCGTAGAAAGGCCAAGCGCGGTCGCAAGCGCGCTGGTAGCAGTCGTAATCACCCCCGTCGCGCCGGGGCGACCGGCGGTGATGACGAAGGCCCCTGACACGCTGTCATACGTGACTAGCGTCGGGCCAGCCGTAAGCGTCCCGGAGGCTACGGTCTGCGTCTGATTGACGGTATAGGTTCCGGTGCCACCCGTTCCGGTGCCGAGTGCAGTGATGGTCGTGCCAGCAATAGTCGCGCCGCCGAGAATAGTCTGTCCGACCGACAGCGTGCCGGAAGCAACCGCCGAAACAGTCATGGTCGTACCGCTGATAGCTGCGGTAAATGTCGCATCCTGATCAGCAAGCGCGGTCTGGATGATCGATGCGGCATTGGAGAAGCTGGATGCCGAGGCGAGATTGATCGACCCGCTGGTGACGTTGCGACCGTCGATTTGCAGCGAAATCGTACCCGCTGCGAGCGCTTGCAACTGGGCGAGGGTCAGACTGGTTTGTGCGCCTCGCAGATAGGCCGGAACCGCCGCCGTGGGATATTGCGAGAATAGCAGGAAGGCCGGTTTGGAAATCGACCCGTCATAGCCAGCGAAATAGAGGTTCGCGAGCAATGCCTCGGTCGACACCGGCCCAAAATAATTCGCGACATCGGTTGCACTGGAAAACGGAAGCACGGTTCCGATCGGAACGCGCGTGCTGGCAGTCAGGATCAAGCCCGTGAGATCAAGCGCCGAACCCCCGGCATCGATCACATTCGGGATGACATTGACGATCGCCGATGCCGGGATGCTCGCAACCATTTATCGATCCGCCTCTACCAGTGTTGCGTCCACACTATCCGCAAACTGTTGCGGTGTCACTATCGTTGGATTGGCTTGCAGCATTGCCTGGATCATCCAGCGCTGTTCGTATTGTTCTTCGCCATTAACGAGCGGCATTTGGTGGCCATCATCGCAATAAAGCGGAACTGCAACCGTCATGTTTTCGGTGCCGTAAGCATCGCGGAAAAGCGTGGTTATCGTTTGAGCAATATCAGTCGAATCCGGACCATATACATCCATCTGGATTGCGATGCTGGTCGAGCGCGCCACATCCTTTTTATCGATGTCGGGATGATAGGTATGTGATGTCGTGGATAATTGCGTGCGGCCAGTAGGGGAGAGGCCGATCCAGTTGTCAGATTTGGGCATGGGCGCGCGGTTGACCTGCACGCGAATAACTTCAACATCCGTCAGTATCGACAGCAGCCAGGTGCGCAGCGCCGTAATCACGGCTTTTTCGGTGATGTCGGGAACGAAGTCAGGCATTGGGATCGTCCAATTGCTTTACCAGTCCTACCTTGGACCACCCCGCCGTCGTCCAGCCTTCAAAAACGACCGCGACAAGCCAGACCGAGCGCTCGCCGGTTTGCGGCTCGGTGAATGTCACCAAGTCTCCGCCTTGTTGCGTTTTGCGATCGACGCCTTTCAACTGAATATTGGAATAGACCGCGCGATCAATGCGCTGGATATTGAGCGATGCGGCGTGCTGGACGTCCTTATAGGTCATCTCCTGCGCCTGGATCGTCAACGGAACTGCCTTGGCATAGCTCGGTAGCTGCGTGCCGTCCGTGTCGGTCGTGTATCCCGTGCAGATGCGCGCCGTGGCCGAAATGTTCGGGTTAACGGCGCTGGTCAACACATTGGCGGCGGCGCGAACGTTGACCATCACGTCACCTCGCTACTGATCGACGCCAGCATCAACCCTGACCAGACCAAAGGCTTGCCGGCTGGGGCGGTAACGCCGTCCTTAACATCGCTCCACGCTTGCAGAACGTCCTCGAATGTCATCCCGTCGCGCGTCGGGAAGCGCTGCTTGAGCAAGTTCGTGACAGGAGAGTTAGCGGGGAAATTCATCTTGATGATGGACTCGCGCAACTCGCCTTCGATCTCGACGGCCAGCAAATCGAGCGACGTTTTGATGTCGCCTGTTTTCTGGAATAGCTTGACCAGCTTACCAGCCCATTCCGCCGAGTTCTGTTTGACCAAATCCGAGAAAAAGGGGCGGGCGGGAATGCCAGCGCCAGGCGCGCCGAAATTGTTGATCGCGGCCACTTCGGCGACCGATGTCCCGTCTGGATATGTCGCGCCATCAATGAACCCGATTCGAGCCGATGATGCGCTCTTAACCTTTTTGGAAAGCGCGGCCATGTTCTGCTGGAACAGATTGCCGCCCTTGATCTCGGCCATTTACCAATACCGGCCACCGCGACGGCCAAGGCCATACGCGAAAGGCTCCATAAGGGGGTCTGGGCGAGGGACGTAGCGACCGCGGCGCAGATATCCGGTTGCCGCCCAGAAAGCCGCCCCATAGGGGGTTTGCGCGTACCAAGCAGCTAATACCGACAGGCTCGATCCTGCATCGACCTTGACGGTAACGCTTCCTTCGGTTGCCTCGGTAACGCGACCGACGAAACCGGCCGGCGCCTGCCCTCCAATGGGGGCATTAAGCTTGGCGATATGCGCGGTGATCATATTGAGCAGCACGCCGCGCTTGCCAACGTCTGGCACGATCGAGCAATCGTCGTTGCCCAGATACAAACCGGCCTCGTCAAAATACGAACTGGCGAGCGCCGGTCCGACCGAGCTCGCCAGTTCCGGATAGCGCGCCGACCAAACCGTATAGTCGAACGTCGCGATTGCCATTTACTTGACCTTTTTGGCGTCCGTATCTTCGGTCACGTCGGGCGGCAGATCCTTATCGGGATCAAGGCCGGCCGCAGCATTGGTGGCGTCCTGCGTCTCTTTCGAGACGTCGGCGCGAGACTTGGCCCAGACCAGCGCCTTGGTGGCGATCGGCGCGAACGGTTGCCAGCCAATCTGTGCATTATCGGGCTTCTCGCCAACGGCCTTTGCCCAGTCGAGAAACGCCGCCTCCTGATCGCCTTGAAGTTCGGTCAGTCCAAACCCATTGACGCGATCAGCGGTGTCCGGCTGGAAGCCGTTGCGCGCTAGATTATCCATGTCAGCGCCGACATTGGCGCCATTCAGTTTGATCGAGAGATTGGCGTGATCGACCAGCAATCCACCGGGAAGGCTGCAAGCAACAATAGTCGTCATGGATCAGATTCCGATCATGCTGGCGACCGCGATCGGTCGACGGAGAATGGTGCCATAGGTGCCTGCAGACATCTTTTGTGCCCAGGCCGAAGGCTCGGTAACGATCGCATGCGACCGCAGCTTTTCCGTATAGGCCGGAACGAACGTCTGCACGCCATCAACATTGTTGATGATGAGCTGTACCAATTCGCCGGCTTGGGTCGAAAACTGCGGCGCAGTCTCGATGGTCAGGTTCGGGAATTGCTGCATCAGATATTCGCGCACGGTGATGCCGTACTGCGTCTTGCGGCCCAGCAACGGCTCGCGTGTGGTCGACAGCGCCAGCGTCATCGGCGTATCGGCCTTCACGTTTCCGCCCATCTGCGCGACTAGCTGCACGTACAGCTTGAGCGCGATGTCGTTATATTCCTCGTCCGCCGTGGCGTTGGTCCAGGCAGTGCCGCCTGCTGCCTTGGTAAAGGGAGCGATGGCGGTGATCAGAGACGGATCGTTGAGCGAACCATAGTTGATCAGGCCGGCGACGCCAAAGAAATAGCTGTTGTTCTGGAACTGGTTGAACTTCGTCTGGCGAGCGATATCCAACTCAGTCGAGTAATTGATGCCTGCCTGACCCCAGCGCGCCATCTGCTTCTCGCCGTAGCGCTTGAACGTCTGGTACGGGAAGGGTTGGCGCGGCGTCCACTGGACGTTTACGTCGACCGCGCCGTTGTTCGAATAATCGCCGTAGCTCGCAACCGAGCCAACGCTTTCGACCAGCGGGAAATAATCGACAGACGTGACCCACGACCCCTTTTGCTGGGCTGGCCCATAAACGCTTTCCGCCGACAGCACCTGAAACACGGTCCGCACGACCTGCGGATCGACAATTGCCGAGAAGAGCAGGGGAATGCCGGCATTCGGCGTCGTCACCAGGCCAGGCTGGGCATCCATCGCCAAGCGCAGTTCCGGAGCCACGAGCTCGGGCATCGCATCGGCAGCGATACGCCAGTTGCGCTTCCACTGACGTAGAATGTCCTTGCCCGCATCGTAGGAGCCATCAGCACCCTTGCCGTCTTCCGCGAGGATTGCGTTCGCCGGGAAGTATACGCCGTACTCGGCGAACTCTGCGGCAAGATTTTGATCACGCATCTGTGTTACCCCCGAACTGCGATTTTGGCGATTTCACCCGACAGACACGTCGACTTGAGGCGCCAGTTGGATGCGAAATCAGTGGTGGCCGTGGCCGTGACCGTGGCGCTTGCCGTGGCGTTGGCGGACATGACCGCAGTCGTGCCCGTGACACTCACCAGATAGGTATTGGCCGGGATGCCCGCGCCCGTGATTGGCTGACCCGCCGCAGCACCAGCACCGACTGCGGTCAGGTTCGGCGAACCCGAAGTGGTCGTGACAGAATAAGTCGTGGTCGCTGCCGCGGTATTGGTCGATGCCGCACGGGCAGATCCATCGGCATACGAAACATAGACATACATGCCGTATGTTCCGCCAGCCGCGAACCGGCACCATACCGGCCCATCCTCAAGCGCGTCGACCGGCTGGCCCACGACAAGAGCGAGCGTCGAGGCATTAAGGAGCCCCGTGATGAACGCTTCCTGATCGCGGTGGATGAAACCAGCGACGGCATTGGCAATGCCGGGATTGGCGCTGGTGATCGTGCCGGTCGCCGGATTGCCCCAACCGAAACGACCGATGATCGCGCCACCGGCACCGACAACCCACTGGCCATCGTCAGGATTGGTCAGCGTGAAATGCGGATTGAAGCCGGTCCATCCGCCTTCGATACCAGGCGCCATCGTGACGCCAACGGAAGTTTGAAAGGCCATGTTACATCACCCCCATCGGCTTGAGATTCGGGACGATGCTTGCGAGCACCGATACCGTAGGCTTGGCGTCCTGCGCGATGACCTTGGTCGACCGCTGTGCGTGCGTTGCGCGGAAGAGGGCACCGTAGCTGTCCTCGGCCACGCCGGTCAGGTCGACCTTGTAATGATCGAGCGCCAGCTTGTAAGCGGCCGGCGCGCTGTCGCAGGCGATCTCGCCGACAACCGGAGAGACTTCACGCTCCGCCGTGCGCAATGCAGCCGCGGCAGCGGTGACGCGCGCCTCGGCGGCAGTGACCGCATCGGCGATCATCGTATTGACCTTGGCTGCGTCCATCGCTGGCTTGTCATCCTTCGGGGCTGGCTTTTTCTTCTTGCAGACCTTGCCGTCGACCATTTCCTCATCTTCAGCGAGGGCAGGGGCGTCCGTAATCTCGTCATCGCCAGCATCGAATGCGAGGCAACCGATCACGGTCACAATTCCGTCCGCATCAAGCGACTGGTCTTGCGCCAGCTTGCCATCGGTCAGCGTGACGATCTTGTCGGCGAGCGCCTTGACTTTGGCATCGTCCGAAAGCGCTTCGGCATTGACACCGTCCATTGCGAGAGCGATGTCGACCTTCTGGCCCGACATCAGCTTGGGCGCGATGTATCCCATCAACGCCCCCGATGCCATGTACGCCGCCTTGGATTTCAGCATGGTTTCGTCCCCGATTACAACATCTGGCCCAGCCCGACCCTCAAAGACGATCGCAACATGGTTAGCGGCTATATCAGTCATTTTGCCATCATAAGGCAAGCCCTGATATTCACCTGCGTCCATGACGGGCATATATCGATAAGCGCTCGACAACTGATATTTGCGCCTGGCATGGATTGCACGGATGTCCGGCTCTTTCCATACCGACAGCGCATTGTTCAAATATGTCCCGTCGAACGCCGCCACGCTGCCAAGCGACCCGACAATCAAATCGTCGGGAATGCTGGCGGAATTGACCGGGATATGGTGCCGCAAAAGAGGGACGCCGTTGAACGTCCCAGCTGCACGCTCCAGTTCCTCGGGAGGACAGAACATGCGATAGGTACGGTTCGCATCCAGACCTAATTCCTGCCAGCCGGGAATTTCGCGACCAGCATAATTGCGGATTTGCGCTTTGCTGATAGGGCTGGTTTCTACGTGAAGGAAGCCCTGCACATCGGTGCGGCGCACGCTGGCTCGGTCCATAGCAAATACGATCATTTAACCCACCAACGCTATGCTGATGCGGGATTGCGTCTGCGCCATCAGCGGGTTGACGCCTGTGATAGTGGATTTCAGGCGCAGCGTGTCACCAGCCGCCAGCGTGACCTTAACCGAGCCACTGGTCACCGCCAGCGTGCCGCTCAATGGAACGACAGGCAGATAGCCTAGATCGGTGGCATTGTTCAGGATCACTGCGACATAGCTCGCGACAAGGCCGCTATCTGCCGAGAAGGTCAGCAGCGCCTCAATCTCATACGTCCCTGCAACTGGTGCCGTAAATACGCCTGTCGAATCGCTCAGCGCCGCGCGGTTGTCCTTGATCTTGTTGTTGAATACGAGCGTCGTAGCGCCAGCGGCGACGTTCTGGTTGCTGGCACGCGTGGCCTCCGCATAGATGGGAGCGGCATCGTTGAGATCGCTCGGGCCTTGCGGAGCATGGTTCTCCGACAGATAGAGTTGGCCCAGACCGGCGTTGTTGCTGATAAGCTGGACGCCGTAGTCGCCTGGGAAATAGTTGCCGATGACCCAGTTGGCACCCGACCCCGTACCGAGATCGTTGTAGATCCAACAGTCGATCGTTCCGTCAGTGATCGTGATGCCCTTGGACCCATCGAACCAGATCGCACCCTGGCTCGATGCAGCGAGGCTTCCGTAGAAGTGGCAAGCCGAGAACGTATAGCCGTTCAGCACCCCAATCGCGTGGAGGTTCTCGGACGTGTTGTGATTGATGTTGACACCGACATACATGCCGTGACCATCGTTCGCGCCAGCTATCAGCATGATACCATGAGTATTATCTACAATATTCCCTCCGATCGTTACGGTGTTTCCCGCGCCATTTATATCGCCGTAAATGTTTCCGCTGGCGCAAAAGTTCGTCCATACTGTAAATTCAGCGCCTGAACCCGGATCGATTTGACGGGCAACCGTATTTTCGTGGGCAGAGCAGTTTATCCACTGGCCGCGATCTCCGCGCAGAGTTCCGGAATCAGATCCATCAATCCAATAACCCTCGCCTTTGAAATTGATCGCCCTAATACCAGATGCTTGATACCGCTTGCCATTGGTAACATAAATTCCTGCTTCGCCAGAAACTCCCGATGTTACTAGCGTACCCTTGAGCGTTACATTTCCCTCGATCGACCAATCCGAAATGCTGTTCGCCCGCAGGATGATCTTGCTGTCGTCAGTGTGGTAAAGCGTTGCGCCTTCGAACTGCCAGGTCTGGCCGTCGAGAATGTCAACCTGATCGCTAATCAAATAGGTTCCGGATAGAACTAAAATACAGCCGCCCGCCCCAGCGCGAGATGCCGCGGCGTTAAATGCAGCACGCGAATCGATAACCCCCGTAGGGTCCGCGCCAAAATCATTGGGCGAAAAAACCTCTCTAGCCTTTTGCCTGACCCATGCGCCGACCGAAAGGGCGGTACTATTCGCCTTGATGATTGTCAGATCATCAGCGGTATATGGCGCATTGGCCGTTTCCCAGAAAAACAATCCGAACGCGATCGAAGAATCTTGCAAAACCTGTGTGGCATTCGAAATCGGGGAGGCTTTAAATGCAGATAGTGTCGAAAATGTTGCCATCGCCGGCCCTGTGCCGCCTTGCAACACAACGCCGTCGCCCCACCCCGCATCGGTTTTCGGGCCATATAGCGTCACCGGATTATTGAGATCGTAATAGACTTGCCCGATCAGTCCCTGCCCAGGGAGGGGAGGGCCATTGCCATAAAGCGGCTGCAGCACGTCTCGCGCCAAAATGTCCTCCGCCAGCGCCACAAAGGCGACAGTGGCGTTGGGCTTTAAGTCTAGCGGGTCATCGCCATTCGACGATCGTTCAACCGAGCGGATGAGCTGTGTCGAACTGGCAAGATACAGTGCCTTGCCGATCTCGAATGCATCATTCTGTTGGATCGAATAGCTATAGGTCGCCCCGTTGACCAACGCTTCAATGCCGCGGTAGCTCGGGACCGCAGGGCCAAGCAACAGCGCGCCAGTTCCGGTCGTGAGTACCTGGACCTTGACCAGATCAACGAGCGACGATGCTACCATGCGGAGAAACCCTTTCGCATGGCCTTTTAGCCGCGATCTTAGAAATAGGCGATAGGGTAGGCTCGGATTTGATCGTCGGTCTGAGAATGCTTCATGCAGAGGAACTTGCCATGCGCGCCGGCACTATTCAGCGCCCGCGATCGAATGCCCGCATCCCTCATGCATTCGACCCATGTCCGATGCTTAAACCCGGCCAGATTATCCATTGGCAGGGATTGACCCTGCACCGTCGCAATCATCACGATAAACCACATAGCTCGCTCCTATAGGATTACTGCTTTCATCACGCATCGGCAATTGATCGCCTCTCCGGGATGAACCGGCCCGAGGCCGTCGTCAAAATCGTGGCCCTTGGCAAGAGAATATCGCTTCCCGGAAAAGGACACATGGGGAGGGCGTGGAACTTTCCCGCCGGCCGAATGAAGCCATATCGCTTCGGTTATGCCCAATCCGAGATAGCGCGTGCGCGTCATGACGGCGGTGGCCTTGGCGCACTGGTCGCGGGCAATGAGCGCAGCGCGGCGTTTGGTCACGCCAGCCTGGTCCTGCAATCCCTTGGCGAGCGATCCCAAATCTCCCCCGCGCGAAACACTCTGCATCGTGAGCGTCTTGACCTGATCCATATATCGATCAGGGATGGATTTGATCAGTCCAACGTTTTCCAGAAACACGGCCTGATACGCATCATTCATGGCCTTGGTCGCCTTGAACTTCACCGTCAGACCGGCTTTCCGCATATCGGCCTTTAGTGTGCGGTCGACACGATCCTTTGCCGCCGTAGCGAAATACGCTGCCAGGCGAGGGGATAGTTCATCGAACTCCGCCGCCCATTTGCGCGATAGCTTGTCAACTATTCGAGACAGCGCTCGAGCCGGGGATTCGTCCTGCGCATATACAGCCAACTCGGGCGTATTGGCTTTGTAGCCGCGCGCAATCTCGCGCTCGACATCGCGCGTCATCCGCTCAATCGGTCGTATCATCCGAGCCTCATAGGCATCGCGTAGCGCGGCAGAGGGTCGGACCGGCCCGATTTCTGCCATGTCAACTGCGCCAGATGCCCGGCGCAATAGCGTTGGCCACGACCAACGTCGCCAGAATTGCCGCGACAATCCAGACGATGTTGCGAGCGCGAGGGTTCATATCGATGTTGGAAACAATCCACGCAAAAACAGCGATCATCGCCAAAATGGCTAGTGTATATGAGATTGGCATATCAATTACTCCGCTGCGGCTGGTTCATCATCGGCCGTTTGATCGTTATCGTTGCTGGCCCCGTCATCCAGAATAGGCGGTTCGCCTGATAGGTCGACGCCGTGATACAAGCTGGCCTCATCCTCTTGGATACGCTCGCGCGCCTCTTCCGGGCTGACGATACCACCAGCCACGTAGATGCTGTCCGTCTCGGCTTCCAGCTTGTTGATCTCGGCGCGCTCTTTCTCGGTCATCTCCCATAGCGGCGGGAAAATGAACGTGATGCCGGAATCGATTTCATCCCACAGCGTCAACTGCGCGATGTCGATGAGGCGCTTGAGGTTAGGGCGATAGACCTTTTCCTGATACGCGTTGACATCGGCGTAGAACGAACGGGTTTCACCCTCACTCGATGCGTTAAGGCCAGTGGGGGTGACTTGCAGAAGGATCGATAGCGGAATACGCGCGGCGGATGCCATTTGCTCCTGCGACTGCGATTGCAGCGCATCCAGCCCAGACAGTGGAACGGCGACGCTTTCCACTTCCTCGCTATTCTTGTCGATCGCCCATGCGCCGCGGTTACTGCGCATCTTGTTCATTAAGTCGACGCGCATGAAAACATCGTCGCCGCAATCGCCGGTCATGACGTTTTCCATATTCGTCTTAAACACGATGACGGAGAATGAATTGATCATATCACTGACCGACTGGCGCGTGCGCAACCAGTTGTCGACATAAGGCTTGACGAGTTGCGTCATCGACATGCCACCGAACGCATAGGCTGGCTTAAGGATGTCCGGCACTTCGTTGCCGACGAACGTCAGCATGCGCGTATCGGACACCGTCTTGCCGAAAATATACCAGGCATCCGGCTTGTAATAATTCGGTGCCAACGGATTCGTGCTTTCGTAGACGCCCGGATAGCTCCACATCGGCTCCACGACCTTGAGGCGCTTGAGCGGGCGCTTCTTGCTGATCTTGCCGGCATCCATGATCAGCGGCTTGGTCAACTCGTCATCGCGATCAAAGTCGTCAAAATCTAGGAATATCTGCGCGCGCCCGAAAAACGCGTCGTGCGTCGTGGCCTCGCGGAACGCAGCAAGCGCGCCGATCTCGGTCAGGAAGTCGTTTAGCTTGCCGACCTTCTCTTCGTCGCCCTTGAGCTCCCAGCCTTTGCGGGTAGCGTGCTCTGCCCAGATCGAGGCGATGTGGCGATATTCCGCGCGCTGCGATAGCTCGGCGAGATACGGAAATCCGAGGAACGCCAGCCCCTCATGGAATAGCCCCTGCATTGCCCACGTCGCCAGTCCTCCGACGCCGGGAAGGCATGATGGCAATCCCGCACTATCCATTGCCAAACCAGCCGGCAACACGCCGGGATAGGGCTTTGGTCGAGCGAATATCTGCGACGCCTGCGGTACGGCTTGACCGGTGCGGCTGGCTTCCCATAGAGCCGCCTGACTGATTTTCATGCCGCCCTCAGCTTCGGGCTCAGGTGATCGGACAGCATCCATCGCGACGCCGCGCATCAGCCATTTAGCGAAGCGGGTGCGGATGCTCATCGTTCATTCTTCCCCATCGTGCCATCCGGACCCATGCGAAGCGCTTGCTCCATGCCGTAATCAGTCAGGCTGATCTCGCGATCGTCATCAGATCCTCGCGACTGAACATAGCCGCGATTGATGGCCGTGGAAATCTCATCGATGCTCGCCCATCGCGTGCCCTTGACCCAAACGCTTGGCTTCATCTGCGAAACGAGAAAGCGGATGCCCTGGTCAGCGAAGGGGATCATGATCGCTCCCGTTGAACAACTCATCTGCATGGTCGTGGGCAGCGCGCAGATACGCGACGACTAGCAACGCCAGTGGGATTGATACCCCAATCCATATCGCAATCCACCACATCACGCCGCCTCCAATGCCGCTGCGCTGATCTGCATAGGACGCTGACCAGGTGCGAACGCCATGATAAGCGCGTCGGCGCAGTTTGGCGAGGGCTGGGGGCCGCCGATGCGATTTGGCTTGGCCAAGTCCGCTTTCGATTCCACCTTAACCTTGCCGGAATTGTCATAGTCGCGGCGCGGCGTCGCGAGCTCATCGACCAGCAACATCAGATTGGCCATCTCGCTCGACAAGAATATCAGGTCAGCGGGATCGACCTTGAGCGGAGGTGGCGGCAAGCCATTCTTCTCCGCCTCACGAAACGCTTGCACCGCATTGAATGTATTTCGGAACAGGTTGGCGACATGCCACCACGATTGCGCCTTGAGATTGGCGAACATGTCCTGATTTTTCTTGCGGGTGCGCGCATAGACGCCGTCCGGTTGCCACACTTTGCCGCCAGCGTTGAACCCCTTATGCCGCACGTTATAGGCGGATGGCCGGCCGTAATCGTCCTGACGATTGAACGCGTTGATATGCGATCCCACAGTAGCACCGACGCCGATGTCATCGTAAATCAGTTGAGCACCGCGCTGACCGGCCGCATTCCATGCCCGTTGCGAGGATTTTAGGCCCTCGTTCTCTTGCGCCTTCCACAGATCGGACCATGAGACGAGCTGGCCATGCGCGTAGATCATCGCGCACTTATCCTTACCCTTGTCCGCAACGTCGAAGCCGACACGATCCCAGCCAGTCGGCTCTATGCCGAGCAGGATGTGCGCATCGATCGCGGCCATGACCCACGAGCGCTTGATGATAGCGTCGTCGTCGTCGGAGCGAGGAACGCCTAGATAGACGTGCTCATATTCCTCCAAATCCTCTTGTTTGGCATCCTCGATCAGATCTCGCATGGTTTGCGAGAGGAACGGATTTTCATCGTAGTTTATGGTTCGGATCAACGTGCCGCGCGGCGGATTGATCACAAACCTCTTCCATACGAAGTCGGTCGCAAGCTGAGGATTAAAGATGATGAAGAACTGCGATGCCTCGCTGCGCAATGTCGGATTAAGTACCCGCCACTGATCCTCGGTCAGCGCATGGCCTTCCTCAATCCAGCAGATATCCACGCCCTCGGTGCCGCGAATTTCATTGATGTGGCGCCACAGTCCGTAGAATATGAACTCACTACCAGTGCGGCGATGGACGATGCTGTTTTCAAGGATCTTGAACTCGGACAGCAAGCCAAACCGAATGATCGTATTTTTGATAATGGTGTAGACTGAATCAGCTATCCGCGCCTGAAATTGTCTCACGCAGAGAACTTTTACCTTGTAGCGCTGCGCCAGAAACACCGCGAAGCCGGCCGCGTCCCACGTTTTGGAACTCGACCGACCTCCGTAGAGCACGCGGTTGCGGACCTTCTCGCCCTTTTCATTGACGGGCGCAGTCCAGAAAGGCTTGAGGATCGGATTTAGCGTTGGTCCGCCATTGTGCCCGATAGGTGCGGGCAGCAATTGTTCTGGTTGAAGCGGTTCGCTAAATCCGACCGATGGGGACATAATTTATCCGCTGTAGTCGGTGATCGGATATTTAGCGATCACTTCGCTCGGATTAGCGAAACCGAACATGGGCAGAAATACGAACTCGCCATTTTCATGCTCGCACATCCACTTGATGCCGGCCATTTCGGCTACGGCACAGAATCCAACGTCCCATGCGTCCCATGCGTCCCATGCGGCCCATGCGTCCCGTGCGTCCCGTGCGGCCCATGCGGCCCATGCGTCCCGTGCGTCCCGTGCGGCCCATGCGGCCCATGCGTCCCATGCGGCCCATGCGTCCCGTGCGTCCCGTGCGGCCCATGCGTCCCGTGCGTCCCGTGCGGCCCGTGCGTCCCGTGCGGCCCGTGCGGCCCATGCGTCCCGTGCGGCCCGTGCGTCCCTCCACTCCTCAATAGTCATGGCATCGAAATGCCACCAGATGGACAGGACCGCCTTGGCGTTAGGACCAAGGATGGCTTCGGGATTGGTCAGCACAATGCCGGGAGCGCCGTCCACGGTATCGTTGATATTGCGGAGTAGGATGGCGTGCGAGATGCTGATATTGAGCAGCTTGGCCGTTTCCAGATCGGCATCTGCTTGCGCCGCATCCATCAACCGGCGCGGCGACCAGCCGCCCATGAGATGCAGAACTTGGCCTTGGGCGCACATGCAGCCGATATCAGCGGGCGGCGCTTCACCATCGCCGTCATAGGCGCTCTTGTCGATCAGCTTGCCTTTGTAGGGGTGGCCTTCGGGGCCATTCCAGCGGTCGAGAATTTCGGCGATGTCGGGGGTAGTGGTCATCATTTTTCCTCGCTCTTTGGTAAACCTGATTTAGCGATCTCGCGCAACTCGACGGCAAGAGGTTTGTCGTTTCCGTCCAATCTAACGATGATCCGATTCAGCGCATCACGCATGTTTTCGATCATCGTTGACCGGCGAACCTGAAACGCCTTTTGTCGCTCTGTGTTAGATAACGCCATGCCGTCCGTTTATAACGGCGTTTATAACGCGTCAATCCTCTTTCGTCGGCTGCGCGTAGAAATCCTCCAGCCCCTTGGGGGACATGGTGCCGTCCGAACTGGTCAGGTCGAGCTTGTCGCCGAAGTCCTTAGGCGCGCGCTTGCCGCTCTCCCACTTGATGGTATCGGCGATTACGCGGGCCTGATCAGGAGCGAGCACTCCGCTACGGACTTGTTCCCGTACATCTCGTATTTTGTCAGCAACACTATGCCCTTGGTCCTCGCGTGCGCGGGTGTAGTTTTCTCTAAACGCAGGAATATCCCTTCTCCACCGGTAAACCGTCGAGAGCGAAGGCATATCATCCTCGCGGCATATCTCGGACAGGCTGCACTCATCAGCGGCCAAGCGATCGCAGATGATCGTGGCGATTTCGTCGCTGTACGTTAGGGGGCGTCCGATAGGTGCGCTGGCAGGAATGATCTCTTGTTCGGACATGATTATTCCTTGGTCGATCCGCCGCCAGCATTGGGAGGTGATCCCAGCTTTCCAGCCTTTGGCCTGTATCCCGAACCGCCGCGCGGTGAATTGCTATCGGCAATCAGCATTGCAGCGATAATGATTGAGGCAGCGAGGCCGATCATATCCCAGGTCACTTAATCACCATAGGTCTGCGAGGGCAGATAGGCCCCATACACGTTTTTTCCGACCCTGGCGGACAGACGCAGCCAAATCCCATCCTCATCGGCGGCGCCTGTTCGGCAAGCTGCATTAGGCATGGGCATAGCGGCTCTCCATTTTGCGGACCCATGCACGCACATGCATGGGCATCGCCGGAATAGGTTATACCATTCGTCATGCCTTTGATCCGATGCCCAGATGCTCTTTCGCGTCGTACCAAGCCTTCGTGCGAAGCGAGCGCTTGGATGCCTCGCGGATCGTCTCTGCGAACTCTGTGTCGCATTTGCTATCGAGGGGTGGAACCTTGCGAAACGACATTGCCGCCCACCAATTTTGCGGGTCGCCATTGAAGCGCAAATACCAGCCGTCGCCGAATGAGCAGCGCGCGGGCTCAACGTCGACAACCTTGAGCGTATCGCCCTTTTCAGGGCCGTTGAAATTGATCCCGTCAGGATCGGTCATCCAAGGGCCAGCGAAGATGCACTCGGCCAAGTCGCCTGGCATCCAATCCTCGTTGATCGGGCCGGGGGTGAGCGGCTTGGGCTTGCGGGAGAATGGCCAGAGTTTCATTTCGCTTCCTCGCTCAAGGGGTTGATATTATCACTATCGGAAGGGGTTTCCAATGCCCGTTCCTTGGCAAGCATTTCGGCATATTCGGCGCGGGTCATGATCGATCCGTCCTTAAGTCGGCGCAGCAAGTTTCGGGTGATGGCGATCTCGATCCACTTTTGCGGAACATCGCCGATCGGTTGCCCGGCCGCAAGATTGTCCAGCCATGTTTCCATCGCGGATTGCAGGAAGCGATTGCATTCGAGCAAGACGGTGGCCTGTTGCGTCGCAGGGGCTCGGTATCCGTTCAAAATACTCAGGCATTGATGGACGGTCGGAAACCATTGGAGCGTCTGACACGCCTCTCGCGACATGAACGCCAGGGCATCATTCGAATACGATCCGAGCAAGCTGGTATACACCGCGAACCGCATCTTGGCGCTATCGGTTGACACGTCACGCGATGGCAGCGCCGCATCCATGAACCTGAGATGCTTGGCGAGCTGATCGGGCGACGCGGCGGGAGCTCGTGGAGCAGGATTGGCGATGGCCCACTGGCGACCGGATTCGGCTTGCTCAACCGTCAACGGTGGCATCACCACCGGACACGCTACGCAGGACCGTGGTCCATCCGCTTTCGCGGCGAGCGATCGAGTTAGCGCCGTTCCGATATTCTCCATTTTGCCTTCTCCACTTGTCCGCATTTCGTATCCAGGTTCTCAGGGCCGCTTGCCAATCCTTGAAGCGCTTTCCCTTGGCAGTCGCATCGTCTTTGAACTGCGCCAATTCCCGATCAAACATGTCGGAGGGCCACCCGTCGATTATTTTCTGAGCAGCATCCGTCAAAGCGGGTTCAAAGTCGGCGGGAAGCGCGATCTCGCGCGTACCCCCGATAGGGGGTTCTTTCTTCTTTTCTTCTTTCTTCCCTTTTTCCCTTCCTTGTTCTGTGTCCTGCTCCTGTCCCGGTACTGTCCTCTTTTCGGTCCCGTTGAGTGTCCTGCCACTGTCCTGAATTGGCTGATAAACATCGTAATTACATATAGTTATAACAAGCAATCCTGTCTCACTGCATGTCTCTATCATAGTCTCGGTTTTGAGACGGGTAAGAAACCGCTCAACCCAGCCTTTTTGACGGTCCAAAGCCACCGCCATGTCGCGAATTGACATGGCCAACTGGCCTCGCTCAAGCACGATGATGCGGCCTTTGTAGCGAACCTTTGTCTGCCGCCATGACGCGAGCATGGTCAGCCATACGAAGGACAGAGCCTCCGATTGGTTGCGAAACGCTGGATGGTGCAGGGCGCGCCGGTGCGCGTGGACGTAGCCGCTCATCGAGCCATTCTTTCAAGGCGATCAGCGTAGGCCATGCGGCCTCTCCATTGGCCATGCGGCTCAAATAGGTTTTCCCTGTCTCGCCAGTCGTATCGATGACCGTTCTGCGCGAGCGAGGTGCTGTCAGCGGACAGGAAGGGATAATCGCCAGCGACAGCGGTGCCGCGCAGCATGTGCAGCGGAGGCCAGCGGTTACCGAGCAACGCGCCCACTTCGTCCATACGGCGACGGTAGGCATCACATCCGACCGGTTCGCGCTTGGGGTCACCGATCCAGCCAAGGCAGACGCGGCTATAGCGGTCGCACAGCTTGCCGAGCCGATCTAGCGGGCCGTCCATATGCCAGACAGGCGCGCCACGATCAGAGCCGTGGGGCCAGTCGTTCAGCAGTCCGTCGTTGAGCTGGGATGGCGCGGCAGGAGCGTCGGGGATGATTGCCCAGCGGCCCGGCTCAAACAGGCGCGGTTCAAGCCAGCGGAAATAGTCCTCCCAATCGAATCGCGCTGCGTCAGTCGGATCCACACCCGCCCGCACCGCTTGCCGCCAGAAGGAGAAGGCGCCATTGTCGTACATGACGAACGGAGCGATTGCCTCCACATCGGCGACATTATCGGGGCGGTAGAAACTCACGCAGAACGCGCGGCCTCTCATCGCCAGCAATGCGGCCTTCGGAGTCAGCGGCGTGCCATGATAGACCAAGGCCATTAAGCCTCCCAGCGAACGTAAATTCGCTCGGAGGGGCGAGAAATATCAATGCGAACCGCTCCAGGTAACCGAGCCGCAATATCTCTAGCCAAGTCCTCTCCTAGACCGATGATGTTATGATCAAAATCGGCGCACGCCTGATGTAGTGCATTCTGCAAGCTGGACGCATCGTTGCACTCGGGAAACCACGCGACGATTTCATAGGTATGGCCGTGCAGACGGCCAATGGCATCTCGATGCGCACAGCAAATGAATGCACCTACGCCGGTTAACACCTTGCGGGGCGCGGATTGGTCCTGTATTTCTGTCATTGTCAGTCGCGCCTCCACGCGGTTGTCAGGGCGGGCGTCGTTGTCAGCGACCCCGCCCGCTCTCCACCTTATGTCACTCCGCAGCATCCGCCACAAGGTCATCGGTTTCGACGGTGAATAGGTCGGGAGCGTCGCCAGCAAGCGCATCGGACTTCGCTCGAGCGACATTCTTGACGGCCTGTTTGAAATAACTGGCCTTCAACTCCACCCCAAGTCCGCGGCGACCATTCAAAACGGCGCCATAGACCTCGCTACCGACACCCATGAACGGGGTTAGAACCGTGTCGCCAGGATTACTCCACAGCGCAATGCAGCGCTCGATTACATCCAACTGGAGCGGGTGTACGTGTTTCTCATCTTCCGGCTCTTTTGCGGCCTTGTATGGCAACACGCGATCGATCCGGATGTCATCCCAAACGCAACTCGCGTAACGCCTCCAAATCCAGTGCGACAGCTTGTTGATGCGCTGGTCAGTTTCACCTTTGTGGATCAGCAATTCTGGCGGGACTGGCGTTGCGCCGGCATAATGATCGAACCCGGTCTCATGGGCGACGGGCTCGGCGTTATCACCATGCCGCTTGAATATCAGCACGAAGTCGCCGGCCGCGATCGTAGAATGAGTGCTATCCTTGACCAGTTGTTTGTGGGTCAAGTGCTTCAACCGCGTGCGGATGGCGACCCGCAGCGGCTCTTTCCAGATGACCACTCGGCCGAAAAAGTGAAAGCCGTGACGTTCGTGCAATTCGATGATCTTGCCCGGCAGGTCATGATACCCCCGCTTTTGGCCGGGCTGGGGAATGTCCATACAATGCACTACCGAGATGCGCCCCGGCTTGGTGACGCGCGCGAGCTCTTTAATCAAAAACTCGTAGTGTGCGTAAAAGGCATCGTAATCGACGCTATTGGACATATCTCGATCATCGCTGCTGTAATTATACAGGCCGCAGAATGGCGGAGAATAAACCGACAAGCCGACGCTATTCGTCGGAAACCCGGAAACCACTTCCACGCAATCGCCATTGTAAAGCGCGTAATCGTCGGTGATGATTTGATCAATCAAAGCCATTTCGGAATTTCCTGCTCGCTCGTGTGTTCGTGGAAGCGCTTCAATCCAAGCGCGTCGTTCATTTGCTCAATCATAACCTTGAACATTTCATCAGCCGCAGCCGATTTACGTTTCCGGTTTTTCACGACGCCGGCCAGCCCTTCTGTCGTGACGGAATCAACCCTGACCGCATTCTTTTGCCCGAAGCGCCACAGCCTTCGAACCGACTGGTAATATTGCTCAAAGCTGTGATCCGGAAAGTCGGTCATGTGCGAGCAATGCTGCCAGTTTAGGCCAAGCGACGTGATTTTATATTTCGTCACCAGCTTGCCCAACTGTCCGGATTTGAACGCGATCAGCAATTCCTCTTTGCGTTCATCGCTATCCGATCCCTTGATTTGTTCGGCGCCATCGATCGCCGCGACCAATGCATCCGCCTCTGCGTTGAGTTGGCACCATGCGACGCCGCAATCCGATGTAGAAAGGAGCTCTGCCGCCTTTTCGCATCGCGCGATGATTGTCGCGCGGCGCTCCTCGCGTTCCTCGGCCAATCCCTTAGCGGGAACGGAAAACATCATCCCAGGACGCGGCGGACTTTCCAGAACATGCTCTTGCTCGATCAATTCCGGCAACACATACCCGTCGTCGCTGAACCCGATGTCCGAGGGCTTGCGGATGGCCCGAGCCCATGAGCAAACCCATCGCCAGAAATCCTGTTCGGCGTGATGCTTGAACCGCCACTTGGATCCCATGAACATGGGGTGGAGACTGTCCTCATCGTTTTTGAAGAACATCCCCAGCATGTCCATATAACCAAGTTGGCCAAGCGCCTCGGATGACGTGCCGAGCTCGATGTAATCGTTAGGAGAGGGGGTGGCAGAGCATAGGAGACGGTATTTCACCATCCGCATGAACTCGGTAATTTCCGCCTTCCGCGATCCTTCGAAATTCTTGATGCAGCTGCTTTCATCGCAAACAACCCCAGCGAAATCGACCGGATCGAATTTGTGCAATTGCTCATAATTGGTCAGCACGATGCGCGCGCCGGGCTTCATCGTGCCGTCCCGTGATCGTTCGGCGTCGAAATCGAATTTCTCCGCTTCCTCGACCATCTGCATTGACACCATCAAAGGCGACAGGAGTAGGACAGGCTTGTTCGTGTGTCGAATGACGTTCTCGGCCCAAATCATCTCTTGGAGGCTCTTGCCCAGCCCGCAATCCTCGAAGAGCGCGGCCATGCCTTGCTCGACCGCGAACTCGACCAGCGACGATTGGAAGTCTTTCGCCTTAGGATGATGGAATGTTGGCTTGAACCCGTATCGACCATCCAGTTGCGACTTATTGCGCACGAAGTCCGCATACGCCTCAACCTGCGATTGCACGGCCAGCCTCCGTCAGTCGAAAGTCGGAATAGAAGCCGTTGGGCGATGCGGTTTCGGTCAGATATTCCGCCGCTCGCAGCAAGCGGAACGGCCACATCGCATGGCCCCGCACTCGGATTAAACCGCAGTCGCGAACGCATCGCAGCGCGAAGGCTTGATCCTTCGGCATCCTTGCCCTAATATCGTCGTTGCTCACTGAATTACCTCGCTCGTTCTTCATGGGCGACGCCCGCTCCGTTAATTCGGGGCGGGCGTTTTCGTTAAAGGGATGGTTCCCGGATAGCGGAAGCGCGCCCCTTGGCAACGATATCTGCCCAGCCCATCTTATCGGCGATGATATCGAGCGCAATCGATGCTTTCAATTTATCTCCGTCGCGAATGGCCTTGGTCAGATCCATGATATCGCCTTGGCGGACATCGGAAGCGTATCGATCCTTGCCACCCTGAAATCCATTATCGAATGCCTCATTAGTCGCTTTGTCGATAAGGCGATTGTGACAGCTAAGGCATGTTGGCTTGTCCGCCTTATCCAAAGTGTCGAAACACGCGACGCATTGTAATTTCTCGCTCATAAATCCTCCTACGTTGTCGGCATCACGACCAGCAAAGCTTCGGGCTTCGACGGCGTGGTGATCATCATCGGTGCGCGGTTATCGACCAGCCCCAGCTCGACCGTATCCGTCTCGAGGGCGTTCAGGGCGTCGCGCAGGAACTGCGTGCGGAATGCAGCGTCAAAACCTTTCCCGACAACCTCACACGCGATTTCATCCGTTCCTTGGTCGCCAAGTCCGCGGCTTTCGATCGACAACTTATCCTTGCCGATAGTCCAGCGACAGGTGCGGTCCTTATCATCGGCGAGGATCATGATACGACCGATAACCTGGCGCAATGCGTCTGCGTCGATCTGGATCGTGACCGGGCTTTCATCGCGGACCACGCGAGCGACATCGGGGAACTTGCCGTCGACCATCTTGTATGTGACCGCGATATCGCCGAACTCCCACCGCATCCGCGCATCGGTCGCCGAGATCGAAATCTTGTCCGCATCCCCCGCCAGCTTGAGCAACAGCGTTACAGCTGCGTTCGGGCAAATCACGCTCGGCATTTCGCCTCCCTCGGTGATGACGCGGGCCATGCGATTGCCGTCCGTGGTTTTCAGGTGCAGCTTGCCGTCGATCCACTGATGCGAGGCGCCGGCAAAATTGATGCGCGTTTCGTCGCTGTCGGCGGCATGGGCGACCAGTGCGAGCGCCTTGATATAATCCTCGCCGACCGTGAAAGGCGCTGCGTCGTCATCGAACGTCAGTTGCGGGAACGATCCGGCATCAATCGCACCGTAGCGCGTTTTCGACCGGCCGCATGTCATCGTCATCCAGCCATCGGCGACGCTGATCTTGACCTGCCCGCTGCCTTGGAACGTGCCGACCACGGCAGCAACCTTATCGCCTCCGACCGTGAACGCCCATATGCCTTCGCTCTCGACACGCAGACCCTTGGTGATCGCGCCATCGTAGTTTGTGCGGGTCAGTTCGGCCACGTTTCCAGTGATCGTGAACAGCACGTTTTTCAGGATCGGCTGCGTTTCCTTCGATGAGATCGAAATCTCGTTTACGGCGCGCAATGCCTTGAGCAGCGCGGATGCCTCGCATGTAAATGTCGTCATGTATTCCTCGCTCTGTTAGATTTGTTCGCGTTCGGCTTCGATGCCATCCAGTGCGTCACTGATCTTGCGCAGCGTGACCGGATGGGGGCTTTTGATCTTGCCTTGCTCCCAGCGCCAGAACGTCGAGTTTGGCAACTCGGCGCGCTCCATGAGCTTGTTGATAGAGACATGCGCCGCGGTCGCCCGGTCGCGCACAATTTGGGGTGTAAGGGCATCGCTCATGCCAGTTTCATAGGGTGTGCATTTTTTTGCGTCAAGTTGCATTCGAGCTATTGCATTGTTGTGCGCGCCGTGGTTTATGGTGGCTGCGGCCAGCGATGGTCGGGACGGTCCGGAGTTTGTTGTGTCCACTCCCGGCTCCGGGTCGTCCGTTTTAGAGCGAGGAATTGAAATGACCGACGAATTTATCGATGTAGAGGGCCTGGCGAAGCGCTTTCGCGAAGCGCGCGCAGCCTACGATGAGGCGAACAAGGCTCGCGATAATTACGCGCTCGATCTGCGCATCGCCGAGCGGGATGGTGACGAGGCCGCGATTGCCGCAGTTAAGGCGGAAAACTCGGCAAGCCTTAGCGGCTGGTATCAGCTTCACACCGCGCAGAAGCAAGCCGCTGTCGACCTGTGCGACGCGCTTGGCATCACGCCCAGCGACATGCGCTCTGCGCTGTACGTTTAGGAGGATAGACATGATCTACCAGCGCCGCCACGTCTCGCATTCGGAGGATCGTCGCATCGCCCAAATGCCCCTTTGCCGCGAACCCGCAACGGTCACGCCCTACATTCTGGGGTGGATCGCGTTCGGCGCGTTCGTGGTTGTGGCGGGCAACCTGATCGAGTGGATTGCGCCGCGATGAGTTATTATCTCGAAAGGCAAGTTTCTGCCGCACGGCGAGTGAGCGCACTGCTTGCCCTTCCTATAGCCGATGAAAACGATCTGCGAGATAGTGACGACGAGTTCGATCCTTGGAGATTGTTTCCTGCCCTTTTCGGGTCATATTCCAGCGCCTTCGATGATCTTGCCTTGCAGGTGCTAACTTCGTTGCAAGATGTATCTATTGGCGATGAAACGCTCGCTCATCAGATGTTTCGCGAGATGCTCTGCACGGCGGATTTTGTGATTATGGAACCAGCCCGAGGGCTTGCTTTCCCACACCGGAATTTCTCCCATTGCTGCCAAGCCTGATTGAGAAATGGAAGGAATATTATCTCGCTCATTGGGATATGCCGCCTCCTACCCAAAATGGTGGCATTTGAGCCCCGAAGAAGCCATGCAAAACCGCTACGATCAGTATGACGATATGCTGCGCGATGTGCGCGCCGATGCGCTCCGAGAGGCCGCTAAGGTTGTCGAGTTTCATCTGGAGACGCTGAATTGCGCTTGGGATGTCAAAGACGACGACGCGACCAAGGATCGCAAGGCCGCACGTATCCGGACCGCCTATTATATACGCGACCAGATCATCATGCAGATTGATGACCCGATGCATTTTGATGATCATAAGTTCGAAACTGAGCAGTGGCGAGTAGAATTGAAACGGCGCCCATCATATCACATTGGATGGGATGCCTATTTGAGCGGTATCCGGCGATCGGACAGCGGGCACCAATTGGGGCCTGACGGCTATCGTGGCGACCTAACTGCGCGCTTCGCTTGGGAACTTGGCTGGGACGAATCGCACGTCGAAAGCGACCGAAAACTAGACGATATTAGGGCGAGCGGACAATGACCCATGGCCGAGAAATCACCGAAGCATGGCACGACGAATTTCAATTCGACGCCGCGCTCATTCCATTAATGACGGAAAGCGAGCAATTGCGACTCGGGTGTCATCCGGAATACGTCCTGTTCGGCGGCGAAGTTGTTCCGCGCAGGGATATCACAATCGGCGAAAAGCAGGTCGCCAACTGGCCACAACAGAACGAGGAGAATTAGACATGGCGCACCCCGAACCTCCCTATTGGGTCGTGTGGCAAGAGAATGGCGACCGACCGACCTATCGCCACCCGACACCAGATCTGGCGGAAAACGAAGCGCTGCGACTGGCGCGGCAGATGCCAGGAAAGACGTTTGTCGTTCTGGCTCCGGTTGCCCGCGTTACCGTTGGGATCGAAACGGTGGAGCGCTTCGATCCAGATTCTTACATTCCGTTTTAACCAAGGAGAATGAAATTGAGCGAGGTAATTGCAGCCGACGAACTTAGATTGCTGATCGAGCGCATCGAGCGCTTGGCCGGCGAAAAGGACGCCATTCAGACGGATATTAAGGACGTCTACGGCGAGGCCAAGTCGCGCGGCTATCACGGTCCCACGATCCGCGCGATCGTCAAGTTGCGCAAGATGGAGCCGCATCACCGCGAGGAAGCGGAGATGCTTCTGGACACCTATGCTGCAGCGGTAGGCCTGCGCTGATGGACGCGAGCGAAGAGAAAATCGCCCGTGACAAGGCGGCTATCGATGCGATGAAAAACGCCAAGGTCAACATGGGCGCGGCGCTGGATAGGGTCGCAGTATTGGAGCGGACGCTATCCAGCGCGATATCGTCTCTGCGCCAGGCAGAGGAGAATATCAGCCCGAAGGTATATTGCTACCAGACGGACGGTCAGAAAAACAGAACGGTGCATGAGAGCATCGAAGCGCAAATCGCCGAATATTCAAAGGTGCTTTAACGCTCCTAACCGTCCGGTCAGAGCGGGCGGTTCGATAGCGATAGACTTGGAGATGAGCGATGAAAACGAGCGAAGAATGTCTGGCGAAGATGGAGGCATTTGTCCGTCGCCTAGCTGCGGCAGAAATTGGTCCCGTTGTTGCTGGAATTGAGGCTCGCGAAATCGTCGCGATGCTTCCCAAACCAGTCGACCCCGACATGATCGAAGCACGCGAGGTCGTGTGCGAAAATCATCACGATAGACATCCGGAATCTCCGTGGCATGCTGATCAGGCTGCGATGGTCCGCTCGGGCAAGGTCGACAACATGCTTGAGGTGCAGGCCGCATATCACGGCATCAAACGCGGTCGAGAATTGGCGCAACGATAGTGCCAAAAGAGATCGCCAAAGGACTTGTAGTCGAGACTATCGGTGATATTCTGGATCGGAAGAGCGAGGAAAAATCCATGACAGAAGAAAGCCCATTGGCGAAACTGCGCGAGCCGTTTCCCCATAACCAAATCAGTAAACTCCCCAAGGAAAGCCGCAAACAGATTGACGAACGGAAAGCGGACAATAGCAAGATCGTTTTCAATTGCTCGGTGTGCGGCGGCATCCACCACAAGAATGCCGTCCATCTGGATTATGTCGGCCATGCCGCAGCGACCGACCGCTTGCTGGATACCGACCTAGAATGGACATGGGAGCCGCTGGCAATCGATCAGCGCGGGCTTCCCGCATTCGATGACAATGGGGGCCTATGGATCCGATTGACCGTCTGCGGCGTGTCTCGGCTAGGCTACGGGTCGGCTGATGGCAAGACTGGCGGTGATGCCAAAAAGGAAATCATCGGCGACGCGATCCGCAACGCTGGCATGCGCTTCGGCATGGCGCTCGACCTTTGGCACAAGGGCGATTTGCACGTTCACGCAGATGATGACGGAGCGGATGCGCCGGAAACATCGCGCGACACATCGAAGGGCATCAGCGCCGCCCAATGCGCCGAGCTGCGCAGGCTTTTGAAGGAGGCAGATTCCAGCGAAGATGCTTTCGTTGAATGGCTGCGCTGCGGGACCTTGCCCGAGCTCAAGCCGGATCGGTTCATGAAGGCCAAAAAGGCGCTGGAAGATCGCATTGCGGCTACGATCAAGGAAAAGCAAACCGGCGCAGTTGACGGGGCAGAAATCCCATACTGAAAGGAATATGAGCGATGCTATACCAATCTAGCAAGGGGCTGGTCGAGATCGACACGATGCCCTTCCCGTACGCCAATAACGCTTTGCAGAAATTGCTCCGGTCTGAACCGAGCCGCACGGCGGAGATTGATGCCCTGCAAGCGCATTGTGACAAGTTGTCCGCTGAAAAGCTGGCGACCGATAGCGCAGATGGCGAAAATCCGCGCGTGGCGATCGGCGATAATGGGCCGCCGGCAGATGAGCCTACGCCAGTGATCGACGGTCGTGCGGCCATCAAATTGCATGTCTCCGACCTTTTGAGCGAGGCGGTCAATTGGGCGGATGGCGTCGATTTGATCGACCAAGGACAGGCCGATGCGGTCGGGCGCCTTCATCGCAAACTGCAAGAGGCCGCCGCGCTGGTCGATGACAATGCGGCGAAGGAGAAAAAACCGCATAGCGATGCCGTCAACGAAATCGGCGTGTGGCAGAACAGCTATACCGCCAAGGGCCTCAAGAAAACGCCCGATGGCACGCTGACGAAGGCAATCACTGCGACCGGCAATCTGTCGGCTGGCTGGCTGCGCAAACAGGACGATGACCGGCGCGCTCGCGAGAAGGCCGCTGCGGATATCGCCGCTAAGGCCGCTCAAGATGCTCTGGCAGCTCGTGTCGAGGCGAAGGATAGCACTGACCTATCCGTCATCAACCGGGCCGACGATGCACTGGCGATGGCCGAGGCGCTTATTCGCGATGCCAAGGGCGTGGCAAAGGAACGAGTGCAATCTGGTGGTGGTGATGGCTACCGCGCCATGTCGCTGCGCTCTATCTGGCGTGCCCAGATCAAGGATGAGGAAAACTCGTGGGCATCGGCCTATAATCATTTCAAGCGCGACCCCGAGTTCATGGGAGAATTTCGTGCGCTCATCCAGAAGTGGGCAGATCGCGCCGTGCGGACGGAGCAAACTCGATTGCTTGGCGTGCCTGGATACGACTTCATTGAGGATAAGGTCGTCTGATGGCCGAGGATGCTGATCGCACGGCCTATCATAAAGCCCTGTACGCGAAGTCCGCGGCACATCGCCTGGCGCGCATCAATCACACGCGGCGTCGCGAGGGTCGGGCGGAGATAACGTCGCTCGACCAGGCCAAGCTGCGCATTCCGATCGGTCACGAATAATGGACCAGCCGCCACTTCTATTTCGTCGCGTGTTAGGCTCGTTAACTCCGGCCAATAAGGCGGCGACGGAAGCGGTTGCGGCAATCGATGCCGCACCAGTTCGCGTTCGCATCACGCGCACAACCGGTAACGTCAAGCGCAATGCGCTGTACTGGTCCTGCCTATCGGTCGCTGCGCCGATGCTATCCGAGCGCATGGAAGGCGACCCGCTTAATGCGGAATTGCTGCATCGCATACTCAAGGACCGATACGGACTGGTGCGCGTCATCACGCTCCCCAGCGGCGATACGATCAAGGATTACGATAGCACGTCATTCGGCAAAATGACCGAACCGGATCGGGCCAAGTTTATCGATTGGGCGCTTTCGGCTGTCAGTAAATGGCTGGGATGCGACGTGACAGATTTGCGTCGGGAAGGGGAGGCACAAGGATGATGCGGCGCACGCCCTTGAAGCGCACCGGCCCGATCAAGAAACGATCGAAGCCCAAGCCGAAATTGGAACGCGACTATCATGGTCTGGTTGCGGCGATGTCCTGCTTGGTATGCGGCGCATGGCCGGTGACACTCCACCATGTAACCGCCGCGCCCTACGCAGGCAGACTGGCGCGTAGTGATCGTCGCGTGGTTCCATTGTGCGCAAAACATCATCTTATTCAGCACGGTCCGCGCGAAAGCGTCGAGGCGCTGGGGCATACGGGTTTTTACGAAACATACGGGCTGGATTTGCTCGCTATTGCGGATCGTCTTTGGCTTGACCTGGCTGATTACGCATCCTGACGCGCGCCAAAATCGCGCGCCGTTCGGATCTGAATTTAGCTGACATCTTCGCATGAAGCGAAATGCGACGATCTAGCACCTTGAGTTGCGCTCGCTCTTGCTTGGTGGCGTTTTCCATTTCGCAGTTTTAGCGAAAATTAGATGTTGACGCAACCTCCGCAAAGTGCTTTCTTCCTGTTACAGAAACGAGCGAGGAATTTGAAGTGAGCCATTATCATCAAGTCATCACCGAAGCGACCAAGGTAACGAACGTCGTTGACCTGTATGAGATCGAGGATGTGATGCGTCAGGACATTTTCCATTCGACGCTTGATTGGCAGACGCGTCCGCAACTCAAAAAGGCAGCGCGCGAGGCTTGGGAAATCGTTCAGATCATGCGTGATCCTGCGGCCCT